AATGGTACAGAGCCATTGATGTTAGGTGATGCTGAGAGCGTGCCTGATTCGTGTTGGTAAACAAAACCACTAGAATCACCAGCGATAGGATAATTAAATGTGCCTTGGTCAATCCAGCATCCTCTATCTAGTGAGCCGATAGACCAAACATTTTGTGCATAGTTCCAAATCACATATTTATTCGGTGTGTATTGAGATGTGCCTGATGGAAAGCCCCACCATATCTCGTTAAAGTTAGAGTTATGTCCACCCCAACAAGTTTTCTTACCTGGTATGTTTAGATTATCAAATACATAATCGTGTACTTCGCATGGTATTTCTCTGACAGCACCATCAAATACATAGAAAGCGTTTTCACCCATCCATGCTAGGAAATTACCAGTAGATACAACCGATCTTCTACTAACGGATTTACAGTTTTGTCCAGCCTGTGCAATACCATATACAAATGGTGAGCCAGCGTAATACATTCTGTTGATTCCGTTTTCTGTGAAGATCATCACATCGGATTGATGTTTGATAGCGTATAAAGCTCTACCGCCTACAGGTACTTGTAAATCACCAGCAGTATTATTAGCTTTAGATGTCCAGTTAGTTCTATCTTCTCTGTTTGACCAGGCTACTAATCTTGGATCTGAATCTGATCCTATAGCAACCAAATGTCTTTCGTTGGTTACTACGACTGACTGGTTTCCTGTGGGTGCATTGGTTACTGCGGTTGCAATAGTATCGGGTGTGCCACCTGCGGTATCTGGTGACCATTTATAGATCTTGCCATCGCCTGAAAAACAAAAGATTAAATCCTCTCCCCAGTTGTCAAAGGAGAAATGACCTGAGTCAAAAGGTAATCCAGATTGGCTTCTAGCATCTCCGTAATCTTCTGATCCGTAAGTGTATGCACCAAATCCTAGTGGATCGTTGTCTGCATCGCTAACAGAACCAGTAGGAGTGATATCTGTCCAAGTGCCATCGTAAAGCACATAGACTTTTTCTCTAGTACCAACTGCTAATACTTGACCACCAGCATTATCGTTATAGGCGTACATCCCAATGGGTGCGCCATCTAATGCTGTTGGTAGTAATCTCTCCCAGCCACCTATAGGCTTTAAGTAGCCATTTTCAAAACGAACTAAATCCCCGTCAACCCAACGGCCTTTGTTGGCATAATCAGTTCCGTTCTTGACTATGCCTGCGGGTGGGGTGATTGGGAATAGTGCCATTCACTAAGCTACAAGTTGCTTGGTAACTGAAGTTGGATTCTTTTGAGATGCAATATTAGCATCCAATCCATCTTTCAGATTTTGTACTTCTTCAGCACCCATAGCAGCTTCAACCCAACCTTGCACTTGTGAGCTAGTCACGCTGTCAAAGTCTGTGAAGTTAGATAGGTCAGAAGTATCAAGGCTTTGTGTGCCATAGACTGAAGCAACATAAGGATTACCCTCTGCATCGACTTCAGTATCGGTAGCGTTCAAACGCCAGTGTACATTGTAAATCACATTGCTATGACCTTCATCGGATGGGTACACATCAACTGTGTTTACATTCCATTCATAAGTTATTGCCATTTTTATTCTCCTTTAAGTAGTGCTACTTCGGCTTGTAGCTGTTCTATTAATGTTTGTTGTTCTTGGATGGCTTTGATTAAATGAGGAGTTAATTTACCATAATCAATAGACCAAGGATTCTCAAATTCACTTTCACCACCAACTGTAACAACTTCAGGAATTATATTATTTAATTCTTGAGCAATCATACCAACTTGATGATTTCCGTTTTTCTTCCAATCAAATTCTCTAACTTGTACTTGTTTGATAATGTCTAATTGTGAACCTGCATCAACAATATTTTCTTTTAATCTTTCATCGGATGATGTGTTATAAGCTACTTGAGATGAACTAGCTGTAGATGTAATAGAACCTATAGTTCCCGCAGCATCATTAAATTGTAAAAAGTAACTTCCGTTTGCCAAGGTTGCATCAGACTCATATGAAAATCTACCCAATACATTACCTGCATCTACTACAGTATCGGTGCTAGAAATATAACAACCTATTGGATTTGAACCTGCTACATTTGTTTCAACAACAAACTGTCCATAGTCAGTAGTAGTATTTACCAACAAGTGTCCATTACTACCTATCCTCATGCGTTCTGAGGTATTAGTAACGAACTGCATACTATTGCTAGAATGATTGTAAGTAATATTACCTATATCCGAATCGTCTTTATCACCAAAATTAATTACACTTTCAGATGCACTACCCGCAATAATACCTATATGACAACCTTGTGAGGAGTTAAAGTTTCTTTGTGCAATTATTACCTCGCCATCAGGGAAAGATGGCGTACCTTCTGTAGCATCATGTACTACATGCAATCCTTTGGTAGATGTTTGAGGTGAAGTCGTACCTATACCAACACGCCCTGAACTATCTATCCTCATGCATTCTGTGCTGTTAGTTCCTAAAACTAAAGCATCGGTACTAATTGTTCTAACATATCTAGTAGCAGCACCATTACCGCCTAAATCTATTCCGCTATATTTACCTAATAAAATTTTATCTGTGGCATCTCCTATGTGTAAATTTGCACCAGGACTACTCGTACCTATACCAACATTGCCACCATTAGTAATAATCATTTTAGATGTTCCGTTATATCTAAAATCTAATTCATCATTGGCATTTGAAAATAAAGTTTGTAAATCCCAGTAGTTTGTATCTGCTTGAATACGAATGTTTGGATTATTACCTGCACCACTTGTTTTAACAGTAAGATTTGGATTACCTGAAGTATTTATAAAAATATTTCCTGCAACCTCAAGAGGTACAGAAGGACTACTCGTACCTATACCAACATTGCCGCCATTAGGATTTAATAGTAATTTTTTAGAAGTAAAAGATGTGTTTTTTCCTGCTGATTGTATATAAGCAGCATCAACAGAATCATCAGCACCCATATACATAGATGTATAGGCATCAATTGAATTTGAGTTTATGGCTAAACCATGTCCAGTATGAGAGCTATAAGCTCCAGCATCTAATATATCTACTTTGCCTTGAGTAGGACTAGTAGTACCTATACCAACTCTATTATTCGTAGAATCAACTTTAAGGGTAGAGGTATCAAAAGTAACATCACCAGATGCAGTAAGAGTGGTAAAAGATCCCGCAGCAGCAGTAGTGCCACCAATAACAGAGCTATCAATAACAGCTCCGTCTAGGTTCATCGCTACGGATGTACCAGTGGAGCTAAACAGCGCATCAATATCGTCTAAGTCGCTATTTAGTTTAGTTCCCCAGGTATCGGTAGATGCTCCTACCTCTGGTTTGGTTAAGTTTAAATTAGTGGTATATGTATCTGCCATAAATCTCTATCCTTTAAGCTGCATCTTGTTCATCTAGTTCTGTCCATGGAGTGCTTGGATTGCTTAATGTTGTCCAAGTTGTACTTGTGGTTTGATCTGTCCATGTATCAGATGGAACAATTATATCATTCCATTTTAAACCACCAATAGCAGAAAAACTACTACTTTGCGATATGGTAGCTGATCCTCTGTCAATTTGTCTGCCAATAGCATCAAAGCCAGAAACAGCAGCACATGCAGCACTTGCGCTTACTGTAAATCTACCAACCGCAGTCATTCCAGAGGTTTGAGCGCATGTTGCTGTGCCTCTGTCTATTTGTTTACCAACTGCACTCATGCCAGAAGTTTCTGCACAAGTGGCTGATCCTAGATCAACCTGTGTACCAACTGCGGTCATTCCGCTAGTTTCTGCGATAGTAGCTGATCCTAAATCTATTTGTGTACCTACCGCAGTCATGCTTGATGTCTGCGCTATGGTTGCTGTTCCGCGATCTATCTGTCTGCCGATTGCAGACATAGATGATGTTTGAGCTATGGTGGCTGATCCACGATCTATTTGCCTTCCTATAGCTGAAGCACCAGATGTTTCAGGCATAGTGGCAGAGCCAAGATTAATCTTGTGGCCTACCGCATTAAATCCTGATGTTTGTGCAGAGGTAGCTGCACCTAATTTAATTACTACACCAACAGAGGTAAAGTCTGATGTTTGTGCTGATGTAGCAGTAGCGTTCTTTTGAACGGATGATTCGGCTGTAAAGCCAGATGTTTGAGCAGATGTGGCTACGCCAAAATGATATACGGGAGTTCCATAGTTGGACTTCCCGTATGTATATAACCCGTAGCCTACAGAGGCCATTGTATTAAGCTAATGTGATGTCTAAATCACCAGCATCAAATCTGAATACATCTCCTGAAGATACTACTTTTGAGGTATCTAAATCTGCATATGCAAGTAAGTTACCAGCACTTGAAGCATCTAAAATACCAACAGCAACTACTGTTCCGTAGTTAGCAGTAGCAGTTGGATATTCAATAGCTGCTGAGTTAGTAGCTGTGGTTGGTGATGTACCAGATACTGTAAAAGTAGCAGTTTGTCTTGCATAAGCTGTACCTGATGTTGTTACTTCAGTACCGCCACCAGTATCATCTGGTGCTACAGTATATAAAGCTACATACAAAGTTGCAGGTGCAGTATAAGAAACTCCGCCAAAGACATGATCTAATACTTTATCTTCTAAATAATCGCTAAATCCAGCCATTTATTTCTCCTAATTGTTATTCCAATAGTAAACATTTTTTCTTGCTTTACCATAAGTTCTTCTTCTTGGTATTAAAGATCCTTTGGCAAACTCTGCTCTCTCTTGCTGTAATCTGAGTTCTTCTAAAGATTTCTCAAACTGAGCGTTAAAGAGAGGCGCTCTTTCATCTTCCATTAGAAAGACAGAAGCGTGCTTTAATGATCCATATAAGTAAATATCTGGATGCGAAGCCAATACAAAGTTAGATGTATTAGAATCGCTTAAAGCATCTATCTTACTAAAGTATGTTAATTGTAATGTATATTCGCTATCAGGGGTAGGTGCAAGTTCCATTGTATTATCAACTAAAGCGTAATAAATGGGTTGACCAGTAATATTATTGTTAGCTTTTCTATAAACATCCAATGATTCAATAGACATTTGCATTAATGGTCTAAAGTCATTAGAAGTAATTTCTACATTAACAGCTTCTAACCAATCGGATGGTAAAGATAAATATTGTGCATCTGCGGTTGCGGTTGCTCTTTTAATTTGATCTGCAACGCGTAATCTTCTGTTTAATTCGGCTTCGGTATTGTCAATGAATATATCTATTTCAGATGTTAAATCTGATCTGTTTAGATAATTCGCTATGTTTGTTTTTAATTCGCTGTATGTCATAGTTTACCTTGCCATGTTCTAAATACTTTATTGTCTGAATTGTTTAGCCATTTCTTCCATGCTTTCATATCGTTAGCCCATCCTTCACGACAAGCTCTTTGATAAACCACCAATGGGACTTCTGCAACATGACGGAAGTCTTTGCCTGGTTTCACATATTCTGCAATGTTTTTACAATGCTCTATGACTGGCTGAACATCCTGTTTGGTGTGATACACAAGTTTATCATCTTCTGTGGCAAATTCGTGTGTATAACCAGTCTTATGATCTATTAATGTTTTTCTAGCCATATTGCTTTTCTAAAAATTCAACAACTTTAATTTTATCATTGACTTCGGCTATTTGACTAATAATTTTATCTAAGTATTCGGTAAAGTTTGTGTGTTCTGGTATAGAGGTTGGATTATCTAAGTAAATTTCTAAATCTAAAGATAGTTTAGATAATTCACCTTGTAGGTGAGATTTGTAAGATTTGAGGATATTTATTTTATCCATAAAAAAAGGTGGGGAAGAAATTAATCTAGCCCCACCTCATCCCGATCAATTAAGATACATTAAGGTCTGCAACAATACCATGAGCAGCTTCGTTGGATACTTCTAATCCATACTCAACTACAATCATTTTGGTCATAGCATCGCCTATTGTTGAGATATCAATAGTTTTGAAATCTCTCAAATATGCAACTTTTGCAAATTCAGGATCAACTAAGAGGAGTGATCTTTCTCTTGATCTGTTTGATGGAACGATTTTGAGTTCACCAAAGTCAGATGAATAGATAGATACTGAAGCCTCTACTGTATCTGCATCTACAAATTGTCTTGCTTGTGATCTACCTGTGAAACCAGAAATAACTTGTTTGTTATGTGGGCCACAAATAGCCAATGATGGTTCGCCACCATTAGTGAAACATAGTTGTAGAACATCTTTAAGTAGATCTTCAGTTAGATCTCTTTGTGTTCCGTCAGTTGGAGCAGCACCGCTTCCTGTTGAAGCACCACCAGTTCCTCTTGAATCGTTTGATGTGATCCAAGATTCGAAACCGCCAGTTACCCTTGCAGTTGAAGCGTCACCAGTTGTTTTAGCTCCTTTCTGACATAGAGCTTCTTCCATATCTCTTTTAAGAGCTTTAGCCATAATAGCAAGTTGATGAGCCATTTCTGATCTCTTAC